CTGCGCTGTACAGTAACAGTGCCCACAAACGTCCCAGCAATGCTAAGAGAAAAATCACCGCGCAATGATAACGCATCGCTAAACGTATTCTCAGCACCAACAGCCTTAGTTACTACATCCATCTCAATCTCCTTTTTAAAAAGACCCTATAACAAAAAAAATAAAACTGACAATGCACAAACCTTTAGGGCTAATAATGTGTGCAGGGGAGAAGTAACATAGCGTGAGCCTGCAGTTTTCCCCCTACCCCCCTAGCCCAGATCAATTGAGACTTTGATGTCCCCCGCCACTTGCACCTGTGAACGATCTATAGGCTTGTAGCCAGCCCTGTCTAATAAATCCTTACTAGCTTCAAGCTGAACATACTCAGACTTAGCGTTCTGAGACAGCCTACGCACTGTGTTAACAGCTACGGTAGCACTAAGTCCAAACTCCTCATTCATACGCTGCATCATGTACTGCTGCACATGGGCTGTCTTGAGTGCTTTGTAAGCTGAGACGTATCCAGACTTGCCTTCAGCGTACCCAGCTTCAATAGCAGCTTTAGCTGCAGGCAGCCCTTTTGATACCATTATATCCACCAGCGCAGCCTGTCTATCAGTTAACTTCTTAGCAGGAACCATATCAATCCTTCTTCTCAGCAGTGACTAACATATAGCTAACTGCTGTCCTCTGTGTTTGCTAGATGCAGTAAGCTATCATTAAGAAGGATTGTTTAAACATTAGGGCTTATATCTCATTCACTAGCCCCCCTCTCCCTCTCTCCCCCCATTACGACACTATTTCTACAGTGCTTGTCAATAGTGACGTTACGTAACTATACTAATTACCCTACGTCACACTGCATTTCACCAGTTGACAGGGCGTTCCCCCGCAAGCGGGGTCGGCATTGCATCGCGCAAGCGCGACGAGTACATGGTACTCGGCAAAGCTGCTTCACCTAACGCAATTGGCGTATCATGGCATTGAGCCATGACTCGCCAAGCAGGGTTCACAGGCCACCCTTGCAACCCGCTAGCCTACCCCAGCGTACCGATAGACATTCAGCCCCTAAGATGTGGGCTGAATAGTCTTTTAGTTGCGACTCAGTTGAGGGGGTCGCTCACACGCTCCCGCAAAGTGTTTCGACTAAACGATCATCGGAATGATGACCGTTTACCCCCCCTGTTTTTCTATGTGGGTTCGACCAATCTAAGGATAGATCAATCTCTGAGCGGGTGTAATTCCCCGCACAGGTGATTGATCATGACGCCTCAAGGCTCTGCACAATGACGCTACGTCACCTGAGCTAAAGCTCTGGCTCGGTGACGTTGCATCATTGCTGGCCCAGCAAAGCTGGCCTTCGGGCCTTGACCCGCCACCTAAGATTAGTCGTGACCACAGGCGTTCTTTTGAACAATAACCTACTAACTTATGGAGAAGACAATGACGATAATAGAAGATTACGACAATGATATGCTACTACATGACCTTAAAAACCTTAGCTGCTGGGCCTGCTGTCGTGGACATGCAGCACTAGAGATAGAATTAGATAGGATAATAACAACATTAGAAGAACGTCGGGCGTCGACTAGCCGTCAAAGTCAAGACTTCCCAGCAAAGCTGGCGCTTCGCGATCTTGACTTGGACAACTAGACGGCGCTTCCGATTAGTGTCGAAAGACAATAACACAACTTAATGAGAAAGAGAGAACGATATGGATAAGAAACTAGCTAAGATGATTAACTCAGACCTGAAAGCAGCTTACACAGGTGAAGATAACGTAACACTAAGCCAAGCGATAGCGCGGCTATGCGCAGAGTTCTATGACCCACGCATGGTATTCGATAACGACAAGGGCTCGTACACAGAAGAGAATATCCACAAGTGGGAACAGATGTTCTTTTTGCAGAACATTGCAAACCACCTATGGGCTAAGATGTACGATACCCGCATGGACAAGAAGGGCTACGTCAAAGGCGTTGCTATCAAGCTAGACCGTGCGACACAGCACTTGAAGAACGTTACTGCTAAGCACGATGGCACAGAGATTTCTCTCAACGCCATTGACCAAGCCAACAACTGGCAGGACAAGCTACAAGACAAGCTCGCAATATACGAAGAGCAATACCACATGTTTGCCGACATGATGGAAGTAGCAACAGGCATGGCACACAAGCCATACCAACCATGGACAACAGCGATTGATGAAGCACCAGCCGCATCAAGCGACAAAGAAGATGCCTTAGCAGCAAAGCTGGCAGAGAAAGGCATCGATCTCAAGCCAACCAGTGTTGCAAACACTGATGGCGTAGAGACACAGGAGGTAGCGTAACAGAGAGGGGCTTCGGCCCCTTTTTTATTTGGACAGGTTCCTCTGGGGGCACGCCAAGAGGGGTGAGTGTGTGCAGCAGCAAGCTGCATGCAGTCGCCAGCAAAATCAAACTTAAAAAAGGAAAACCAAATGTTAAAAACTGTATGGATTGCATTCGTTGCATTCTCTGCACCAGAAGACTGTGACCATTTCTTAGAAACCAATCCTTCACTTGGTCATGGTGAAATACAATGCGTCATTCACAAACATGAGGTGCCAGCAATAAAGCCAAAACGAAAACCAAAAGCGTCCGAGTAATATAGTATAGTGACGTAAGGTAACTAATGACTTTAACTATTGTCACTGCAATAATGCAGGACATAACCAACGGAGAACTAACATGTATACAACCTTATCACTACACGACATCACTAACATCACAATAGATGAACGTGTGCACAAAACCTATGTAACTAGAAAACTAACAATGACAGATAAGAATGGTGATCAAGCTTTTGTTACCTTCTTTGCAGATGATCGCAATGCATTAACGTTTAACTATAATCCAATTGAAGACATGAGGGAGAACGCAGCATGAAACATTTCTCAATGAACGACTTCAACTTTCCAGTCGAACAACAACCAATCCATGACCAGCTTGGCAATATCATTGCTGGTCATCAAGCTGTTGTGCGTACCGACACCGATCAAGTGTTGGGCGTACACGGATCACGCTACAAGATTGTATCACACGATGATGTAGTCAACTCAGTTCTCGATGGGATCAAGACAGCAGATTTATCAGACGATTATGAAGTCAGCGTCGATGTGCTTGAAGACGGTCGCAAGCTAAGAGGAGAAATACTATTTAATAATCTTACTGTTGAACCAGCAGTCGGTGACTACGTTAAATTCCGAGTCAGCTTCTTCAATAGCTATGATGCGTCTTGGTCCTTCTCTCAGCAAGCCAATGGCTTACGGCTATGGTGCCTCAATGGTTGCACCACACCAGACACAGTGGCACGCAGTAGATACAAGCACACCGCATCAATCAATGTCGAAGGCGCAGCAGCCAAGGTAATTAATGGCCTTGAGCACTTTCAATCTCGCAAGGATGTCTGGCAAAGCTGGATGCACACCAAGCTAGAGCAACCACAGATCGAAGACTTTTTTAAGAAGACTGTCTGCAAAGCATTCACACGCCAGCAGTCAGTCACCAAGACCAACGAAAAGCAACTGGAAAACTTGCTGAGTATTTGGACCGACGAGCGCAGCAGCCTCGGCTCCAACAAGTGGGCGCTATACAACTGCCTTACTTACTGGGCTACGCACACGCAGGATCTACGCAAGCCAGAGATTGCTAAGTACAATCGTGAGCTACAGATTGCTAGCGCAATGAAATCAAAACAATGGATGGAGATGAGCTAATGACTTTTGGAAAAGTGCATAAGAAAAAAAGCACTTGGTGGTATAGCAAGCAATCAGATAATAGCGATTTGATTTTATCAACCAAGCACGGAACGCAAGGAGATGCTTGGGTAGCTGCTACTGTAGATTTGAAAGAAGGTCGAATCAATAAGCTTTATGTTTATCACGGAACTGGTTCGCTTAAAGAAATAATGTCGTATGACTTAAGCTACTCATGGGAGACAGTAAAATGAGAATGAGTAAACAACACTATGAATTTATTGCAGACACGATTGGGCCAATGGTAGGTTGGCCCTCTCACCTACACTCAATAGCTGATGAGCTAGAGAAAACCAACCCACGTTTTAATCGTGAGAAGTTTCTGCAACGCGCAACCAAAGCTTGGGAGGACAACCATGACATACCAGATGTTGATGACCACATCCCTTATTGAATGCCCAGAGTGCTACGGTCATGGCACTCTCACTTACACCAGATTTATTAGGCAAGGTTTCGATGTCGATGTAGGCTACGAAGAAGAATACAAAAACACTTGCTTCAACTGTAACGGTGACTGTGAGATTGAGATCGAACCAGAGGATCTTGACAACGACGAGTGACTTGCTGCATTAGTGCAGTATGAAATCATATCTAAGATACTTACAAGACAGAGCAGACGAGACAAACATCTCGCTGCTCACCTCTTTCAAACGAGCAAGCGTACCAACATCAACTTACTATCGCTCAATCAATGGAGATACAGAACTAAGATATGATACCGCAGTGAAAGTAATTAATGCTATCGAAGAACTTCACTCGATACAACAAGCCCGTCAGCATACCGAAGGACTACGAGCTTCTGGTCAAGATGTTAACCGACGCTCGGTTAGAGCTAAGTTTAAGCCAAGAAGCATTAGCCCATAAGATTGGCTGTACTGTATCACTTATCCACAAGTGGGAAGCGCACAAGCGTTTGCCTTCTGGGTTTATGCTTATGTGCTGGCTGGATGCATTAGAGTATGACATCGAAGTCAAAAAAAGGCAGCGCGATTGATTGCATTGCATGCCAAACAACAACCACTTGGTTCGTTGCAATACTTAAAAACAATGGCGCAGCTACTTACGAGAAGCATTGGTATGTCTGCCTTCATTGTTATGAGGAGGACAAATGGCAAACCGTAACAAGAACAAAGGAACTTACCACGAAAAGTGGTTCGTCGATTGGCTCACGAAAGCGGGTATCAAAGCGAAAAGGCAACCCCTCTCAGGCAGCTTGGGAGGAGAGTATTCAGGCGACATCAAGCTCGAACTCCTCGGACAAGAACTGGTGGGAGAAGTAAAGTATAGGGACAAGTCCAACTTCCCTAGCCCATTCACAGTATTAGATAAGCGAGACATTGCTTTCTATAAAAGACGGACGGGAAGTCCGCAAACATTAGTCATAATGACTGGTGAACAATTCCTAACATTTATGGAGAACGCAAATGCAGAAAGAAATAACACCTGAATTTGACGGAGATGATTATGTTTCCAGTCGAGATAAGCCAAGACTTACACAGCAAATACATCAAGTAAGAATGTATATGGAAAATAATGGTTGGCTATCTGTAAAAGAAATTTCAGATGAACTTAATTTTCCAGAGCCAAGTGTGTCTGCACAAATAAGAAATCTAAGAAAAGAAAAATTTGGTAACAGAATTGTAGAGCGCCGCTATCAAGGTAACGGTCTTTATGAATTTAAATTAATGCCAAAGGACAATGATAATGAAGAAACCTAAATCACTAGGCAATGCAGTAGCCAGCAGCGTCTGGGATGCACACATTAACAAAGCCACAAGCTCACCGCACTACGCTAAAGAATACAAGAAGTATAGTTATGTGCTCGATGAGTATGAAATTATAGCCAAGCGCATTAAGAATGGTGAGCCTGTTGGTGAGCCGTACTTCAAAGGCGAGCAGCGCAAAAAGCTGCTTGAACTTACTGATCTTACAGAAGATGACCTCAAAAAATACCTTGAGTAAGCTGCAAGTATGCAGTAGTCTAACTCATATAATAAAAGGAGAACTCAATGGAACGCAAAGGTTTCATAGGCGGCAGCGACTGCGTAAAAATTATGAATGGCGACTGGCTTGAGCTATGGCAGATCAAGACTGGTCGCGTAGAGTCAGATGACTTGTCTCGCAATATTGCAGTACAACTCGGTAGCTTTACTGAAGACTTCAATCTCAAATGGTTTGAGCAAGAGCACAGCTGTGTATTGTCTGGTCATCAAGAAGAGCTAGAAGATATGATTGGCATCGTGCCAGCCAAGGGCATGATCGATGCTCGCTGGGGATCTCGCATTGTCGAGGCCAAGCACACCAACCCATATAAAAATATGGATGACGTTATCGAATACTACATGCCGCAGATACAATTGTACTGCTACCTGTCAGATGCAGATGGCGCATACTTCTCAGTAATCTTTGGCAACAGCAAATGGGAATCAACCTATGTCTCGTACAACCACAAGTATTTCAATTCTATGTGGGCAGTGGTGTCAGACTTCTGGGGTTACGTTGTACGCGACGAAGAACCGATTGGTATTCAAACGCCAGACATCTCCATTGACAAGGTTGAGGTGGACAACATGGTCAAGCGAGACGCCAGCACAGACAACCAGTTCATCGACGCAGCAGTTACCTACATCAACGGTTACGAACATAACCGCGTGTTCGAGAACGCAAAGAAAGATCTCAAGAACATGGTCGGCAGCAACGAAAGAGAAGTTTACTGCGACCACCTTACAATCAAACGAGACAAGCGGGGATCACTCCGCATAACAAGGAGAACCAACAATGACTAATAACCTCAACATCTGGGACAAGCTGGCCTCTTCAGACCCCAAATATCTGAAGAAGGTCAGCTTCGGCAGCCGATCATTCACCGCTATCGATCCACAATACCAAGTCAAGAAGATGACTGAGCAGTTCGGACCAGTCGGTGAGGGCTGGAGTTGGCACAACACAACAGAGATTGTGCCTGTGAGCAACGGAGACAGCGCTGTACTAGCGCATGTTACTGTCTGGCATGGCACACCAGCAAATTCATTTGGCCCCTTCACAGGGTGCCGTAAGTTCTTTGATGCAGCCAAGGGTCGTATGGCCGAGGATGCACCGAAGATGGCTATCACTGATGGCCTAACCAAAGCACTGTCGCACATTGGCTGTGATGCTGACATCTTCTTAGGTAAGATGGATGGCAACAAGTACGATCAAGACAGTGGTAACAAAAACAGTGGCTGGTAGTCACATAATACAGGAGCCAGAAGCATGGCAGATCAACAGTACGATGATACAAACAGAGGCGCAGCCTTTACACCATTTCCAACGCAGCAAATGATCTTGCAAGGTAAGGTCAACGTCGAGGGCGTGGATTCAAAAGTAGTTCTTGTCAAAGACCAGACTAAAGACGGTCGTGGTATTGTCGAGGTCTATCAAAAAATGGCCGTAATGTTTGACAACGACAAGAAGGGCAATGATGCAGCACCCGATTACTCTGGTCCAGTTGGTGAGGACAAGCGGATCGCTGGGTGGAGACGCATGAAAGATGGTAAACCTTATATGTCTTTTCAGATAAGCGACAAGCAACAAGGCCAACAACCTGCATCTTCCCCATTGCAAGGTGATAGCATTCCGTTCTAAGCTAGGCTTAGTTCTCCCGAGGAGCGTCCTGCCCTCCCTCACAACTGCCTCGCTTAGTCAGATCACTCTGCATAGCGGGGCTTTTTTTTACCCAAAGGAAACAGCATGGAAACATGGGAAGAAATGACACAGCGTCATAAGCGAGAAAAACTACAGCTAGTAAAAGCACTGGCTCAATCTCGCTGCACTCAAACAGAAGCAGCAAAAATACTTGACGTAAAACTATCTGGCCTCAATAATTTTATTCATCGCAACAACATATTCTGGCCTGTCGTAGAGCAAGGGAGAAAGCAATGAAAATACATCGCGCACATGAAGTAGAGTTAGACTTCCTCAAGCGCAGAGTTGATGTACTAATTGACGAGGAAAATAGAACTGACCCACATCCAAATGTAAAACAAGATCTATGGGCAGCACGTTCTGAACTAAATCAATTCGTAAACAAACTAAGAAAAGAAGGCTATCACATATGACACAAGAACAACTACTAGCCGCAATGCTTGAGGACGCAAAGAAAGTTAATAAAAGAGCTAGAGAAAGAGACGGACAAAGCCGATTCTTAAAACAAAACTGTACTGATTATCATATGGGCGGCAAAGATGCTAAGCCAGAAACAAAAGAAATAATCAGACTAGCCTTAGAAGGCAAAGACAAAGACTCTATATGCAGACGCATGTCCTTCATGGGATACAGTCGCGAGTTAACTATAAAAACTTTATCTCGTCACTCAGATAAAATTAATAACGCTAGAGCATTAGCTCAAAGTGAGGGCCATCAATGAATGGCCTTCGACCCTGCTCCCTACGTCTATCAACGTAAGCATTCATAGCCTCTTCCATTGTGCCATCCCATGTACGGATGTCATCTATATGCCAAGCTGCTCCCCAGCGCACAGCCACACCAGCAGCTTCGGCACCTTCCTTCATAGCGTCAGCCAAATCGTCATACAGATTAAGCTCCCAAGAACCACGGCCCTCAATGTAAGCCATCAGATCAACAGCCAATCCATCCAAGTGCTTTGACTTCATGGTCTGACTAGCGCCTTTAGCTACTAATGCCTTCTGCATTTCCAAGGTACGCAAACCTTGAATAACTCCGAAGTCTGTCTTCGTTGCTGTGATTGCAAACTTAACTACAGAAACCATGCGCTCATCTACGCCCTGCATTCTATCAAGGCTGCGTTGTGATAGTTTAAAAGTCATTTTTTTAATCCTTTCATGGTTCGTATACCAAAGCTTGCAGCTATTGAAGCATACATTCCCCATTGCACCCAGAGCGGTGTGGTTTCTAAATTAGCAAACCCAACTGCCATTACATCCTGCATAGAAGGAATAAAATTCATACAAAGAATAGCTACAAAAACTATAGTCCATAGCTCATCTTTCCAACTATCCTTCGATGCTTCGATAGCTGACTGCTCCCAGTCCATCTCACCAGTAGCTTGCTTGAGTTTGATCTCCGCATTAGCTTTCTGGACTGCAGTCTTACCGTCCAAGTAACTGGTTGCC